GATTATGAAGGCGGAGAAATACAATTTCCAAGATTAGACGGCTATACTCTCACACCGAAGGTTGGAGATATTGCTGTATTCCCATCTAACTACATTTATGAGCATGCATCTCTTCCAATGAAGAGCGGTACAAAATATTGTGTCGTTATCATGACTGATATTAATGAGTTAGGCCATAAAAATGGCTTCTGAGTCTAATAAAATATCCTTTAAGTCATACCGCCCGTGGTTAACAAAAGAAAGTAAATCTGCTCCAACACCTACACAAAAAGAAATACCACAATGGTATAAGGATGCAGATAGGTTTGCCAAAAATCCAATAAATGGAGAATACTATAAAGCGCCCAAAGAGGTTTGTCCATTTCCAAAACCTGGAACTATAGACGATTATGGAATGATTCCAACATGGAAAGCATGTCCAGCAATCATGGATGCTTTTATTACTGGGTATGTTTTTAGAACTCCATGTGATATTAAATTTACTAAAAACAATAAAGGGTCTTTAGATTTTATAATAGATAGTCCAATGTATAAAGATTTTTGTACATTTAGGCCAGCGATGCCACAATTTGAACATCCACAAGGATATTATAAAGATCACTTTGCCTGGATGCCAGACTGGGGAATGAAGTTACCAGATGGATATAGTGCTCTCTTCATGACACCAATGAATAGATTTGACCTACCTTTTATGAATACTACGGGAGTAGTTGACTCAGATAAGGTTGAATTACTTGGTAGTTTTCCATTTTTTATTATTGAGGGATGGGAAGGAACTATTCCAGCAGGAACTCCATATCTACAGGTACTTCCATTTAAAAGAGAAAACTGGGAGCATGAAATTGAGATATTAGATTCATCAAGCATATATGCTAAAATAGTAGACAACGCAAATATTTATCGCCAGCCAGATGGCGGGGTATATAAAGATAAAGTTTGGACAAGAAGAGAGTATAGGTAAAAGGAGATATCATGTCAACCTGGACAGATAAGGAAACACTGGGGTTTGGAATTACTTGCTATAGAAATGTAATTAAGCCAGAATTAAACATCATAGAAAGATTAGAAAACATTTTGGGTTCACCAGCACCATGGGGTGATTTATCTCCAGAAGGAAAGCCTTATCACTGGCTACCAGCATATGTAGGGTATAAACAGTTAATGCCAGAATATCGTGATTGTTATGATTTCAAATTTAAAAAGACAGATATCGAAAATGATAAAAGTCAAGACTCACTTTTGCTTCAACAATTATGGCAAGATGTTTATGATGTGCAGGCTCCAGCAGTAGATGATTATCGTAGAGATTATAATATTATGCCATTAAAATATTGGGAATCATTTAACTTTATTAAATATGGTCCAGGACAACACTTTAAAGAACATCATGATCATGGATTTTCATATAACTGTACAGTATCTCTTGTAGCATACGTAAATGATGATTATGATGGTGGAGAACTATACTTTAGATTACAAAATTTAAACATAAAGCCAAAGGCAGGAGATTTATATGTATTCCCTTCAAACTTTATGTATCCACATCAAGCAATGCCAGTACACTCTGGCACTAAGTATTCTATTGTAACAATGCTAGACTATAGTAGAAAGTATCATACTCCAGACATGTATGATCCAAAATGGGCAGATGAATAATGTTAAACATTTCAGTTGAAAAACTACATGGATGTAATTTTGACATTCAGCCAATGTCTATTAAAAGAGACTGGATGGATTTAACATCTGAAAAACATGCATATAGATGTTTTCCTGTTACACAAGCAAATGTAGTTGGGTGGAACCTTTCTTGCAAAGAAGATATAGTATTTTTTTGGGATGGAATTAATGATCAAACAGATCAACATGTTAAAATTACTAGTCCGCAAGGATCGTACGCTGGTAGAGGACAATCATCAATAAGTCTTAACACTTCTTTAATTTTTAGAACTGATCCAGACATAAGTATTTTAACCATTAATCCAGTTAATTACTTTAACGATGATTTTGAAACAATGTCTAATTTAATAAGTACATCTTTTTATGATAACCCTCTACCTTTAGCGCTTAAAGCAAAAAAGGCAAATCAGGAAGTTGTTATAAAGGCTGGAACTCCGATTGCAACAATTATTCCGATTTCTTTAACTAACCTTAACAATACAACGGTTGAGATTATAGCCTATAATGATCCAGATCAAAAAAGACAACAGGCCAATAGGGAATACGGTGATGCAGCACAAGAAGTTAACTCCTCTGGTCAGTGGACAGACTGGTATCGTGAAGCGGTAGATGAAAAAGGTAACTCTGTAGGATCTCATGAGGTTAAAACTTTAAAATTAAATGTAGTAGATAGATCAGGGTTATAATGAGCGATAAACTAAAACCAAACCACACAGATATTGTAAATGAATATATTGCTAATGCAAAAGCCCAAAAAATAAATCATTATATTATTACTGTATCCAGAGATGGTGAGTCCCCTGTTAGATCTATCATTTCTTATGACAATATTATTGATGCAGTATCAGGATATGAAATGTACCAGGATGCTGGATTTGCAAGATCACATCTTACCGTATCCCTGTATGAACCATCTGGAAAAGTAAATACAAAGGTATTAAAAAGAAATCAGGCTGGAGATCCATCTTTTGTAAGACAAAACTATATAGATGTTACTAATGCATTGTTAGAAGTTAAAGATAAGTTATCCGAAAAGGATTTTGAAGTTTTATGTAATAAAATAGGCACATCTTTTGGCAAGGATAACTGGAGATTTAATATTGAACGATTTTTTGATAATTTAGGTATAAAGTCAAAAATACAGGGGTAGCACCCTGTGATATAATTATTATTATGAAACCAGAAGATGCAGTCACAGTATTTAGAAAGCCATCAAGTACCCCTTCAGGTTTTTTTGGGAGTGGCCCAGAAAATATAATTGAATTAGAAAATTTTATGACACAAGAAGAAGTTGACTTTTTAGACAAGGCAGCACGAAGCATAACTATTTGGGACGTTACCGAAAGTCATAAAAATGAAAATGGAACTGTAATCTATGATGCAGAGTATTGGAAGGATAGAGTTGCCAGTGCTCCATCTTTAAATCAAAATGATCCAGCAATTGTTCCAGTCATAGTAGGCCTATTCAATAAGTTACAACCAGTAATTGAAAAATTTTTTAATGTAAAAGTTCAGCCTACAGGACAAACAATTGTAAAGTGGAATCCAGGACAATTCCAAATGCCACACGCAGATAAAGAATTACATTCTGGCCCAGACGCTGGGACACCGAATGATTTTCCAAATTATGATATAGCAAGTTTATTTTATATAAATGATGACTACGAGGGTGGAGAGTTATATTTCCCAAATCAAGGAATACAATTTAAGCCAAAGCGTGGATCCGCATACTTTTTCCCAGGAGACATGAACTATGTTCACGGAGTTACTAAAATTAAAAACGGAGTCCGATATACTTGTCCGTTCTTCTGGGAAATTCTAGAGCATACTGGAGAAGTGAAGCCAGATTTTAATAAAAAGTATCACAGAATTTTTCCAGATGATGAGTCAATTAAAGCATGGGATCCAGAAAATGGAATTAGGAGTTAGACATGAATCTAGAAAATAAAAATAGATTAACAAAAGATATAGTTTTTTATGAAAACTTTATCGACCCTGAAACTGCTAATAAACTTATAAAGGTTTTAGACAAGCATGCAGAACTTGGGACTATTAACTGGATGCCTATATCTTTTTATGAATCTTATTCTTCTGTTTTGCCACAAGATAATGATGAGCATGTAATTGCTGAAGGATTACCTGCTGATATTTTTACACAAATTAAAAATGGAATTATAAATGCCGTTGCAAGCGTTCATGATTTAGATCCAAAAATAATTTCTCAAATTGGGTATCATACTCAGAAGTGGGAGCCAGGTGCTTATGCTAGGAAACATTCTGATAATACTGATGAGCATGGACATTCTGGAGCATTTACTAGAAGTAGATATGCTGCATTTTTATATTTAAATGATACTTTTGAGGGTGGACTTTTAAATTTTCCAGATCAACAAATAACCATAAAGCCTAAAGTGGGAATGCTTGCTGCCTTTGACGGGGGATTTAACAATATGCATGAAGTAACCTTAATACAAAGCGGAACCAGATATACAATCGGTTCTTTTTGGGATGATCGTGAAGAAGATGCATACCCACAAGAACTAAGAGATGCTTGGGCAGAAGAAATGAAAGAGACAAGAGCAAAGCAAGAAGTTGAAAGAGCAGAATGGCAAGAATTATTGAAAAAAGGATATAAAATAGATCAAGAGGGTAATCAATACAAGGTGGAAAATTAATATGTTATTTTTAGAAAAAGAACTTAAAGATAAAGGATTTGAGACAGAGCGGGTTCTGGGAGAAGTTCTTATTGTCCGCAACTTTGCATCTAAAGATGAATTAAAAATGATGCTTGACATTATTGAAACAACACCAAATGAAACTTGGTTTAAGGCGTATAGAGAAAGTCTTAAAAGATTTTGTATGGAAAAATTTGGTAGAGATGATGTAGAAAATTTAGTTGCCGAGGGTAAGTATGAAATTACGAAAGATTGGGATGATAAAAATCTTGACATAGGGCATAGCCCAGTCTCTCATCAACTACAAGATAGAATGCATAAACTAATTTCAATAAATAATTCAGACTTAGAATTAACTGGCTTTGCTACATTACAAAGAATGCAAGAAGGTGTTCAATTAAAATCACATACAGATCAACATACTGACCCCTCAATTAGATATGCTGCTATACTATATATTAATGATGACTATGTAGATGGAACTCTTTTCTTTATGAACAAGGAGAACTCAGACTTAAGACCAAAGCCAGGAGATCTACTTATATTTCCAGGAAATGAGGAGTATGAGCATGGAGTTAGGCATGTAGGAGCAGGACCAATCAGATATGTTCTCGTAGGCTTTATTAAGGTTAAAGGCTTTTACGAAAACAATAAATATTAAAGGAGCAAAAATGAATAGAGAAGTATTAGAAGAAAAGGTTTACTATTACACAAATGTAATTGAGGACCCAAAGAAACTTGTTGAGGCAATTGAAAAAGATAATGCTGATGAGTGGGGTGAGTGGGCTGCTTGTAGCGGTCAACATTATGTGTATGGAACAGACAAGACTATTGCTCCTTCAGAAGGTACTGATGAAAAGAATGATTATATATATAAAACCTTGCAAAAAGCATTTGATGATGTAGCAAGAGATTATGCCAAAGCACAGGGTATAACAGAAGAGCCAAAACTATTTCCAATGTACCCTATTAAGAAATATATGGCTGGAACTTTTATGGGTGCACATTTTGATCAGCAAGAAGGTGATGAGAGATTAAAGGTCTCTTTTGTTATGTATCTTAATGACGACTATGAGGGTGGAGAAATTTCATTTACAATAAGAGATCCTCAAGGTCCTATTCAGGGTGGAACTCCTGATTCAGATTTTGCAAAGGCAGATCCCTCAACATATCACTTTGCAGTTAAACCAAAGCCTGGAAGTATTATTGTGTTTCCACCATCACCACCTTATCATCACACAGCACATTTAGTAAAGAGTGGTTATAAGTATATGGTTCCACAACACTGGATTCACTAAAACTATAAACCTCAATAATAACATTAGAGTTTTCTAAAAACAAAAACTCTGGTATACTTAAGCAATTAGAGTTTTCAATTAGGAGAAATACATGTCTGATTTTTTTAGTTTTCGTTTGTCTGAAGAGTTCATAAACGAGTATAAAACAAAGGAACCACCATTTGGCTTCACAGATGCTGGTGGCAATTCATTAGGAGAGATTACATTTATCCGTACCTACTCCCGTATGAAGGAAGATGGTACCAAGGAAAGATGGCATGAGGTTTGTCGTAGAGTAATCGAGGGTATGTACTCAGCCCAGAAGAATCACGCAAAAGAAAACAGACTACCTTGGAATGACTATAAGGCTCAGTCATCTGCAAAAGAAGCATACCAGCGTTTATTTGAACTTAAGTGGACACCTCCAGGAAGAGGGCTATGGTCTTTTGGAACAGCCTTAACAATGGAGAAAAAGAACTCTGCAGCACTTCAAAACTGCGCTATGGTATCGACTAAAGATATTGATCGCAATGACCCAGGACAGTTGTTTGGCTGGGTAATGGATGCTCTCATGATGGGTGTAGGTGTAGGTTTTGATACTTTGGGCGGGGAGAAGAAACTTCCTATTTATGAACCAACAGAGCCAGCACAGGTATACGAAATACCAGATACTCGTGAGGGTTGGGTAGAGTCTGTTAGATTATTAATTAATTCATTTTTAAAGCCTAACATGTATATCCAAGAGTTTAACTATGACCTAATTAGGCCTCTAGGAGCGCCTATCAAGGGTTTTGGCGGTACAGCAAGCGGACCTGCACCACTTATACAGTTGCATAAGCAGATCAGGTCTGTAATCGGCGGTAGAGCGGGAGAAACACTTGACTCAAGGGCAATTGTAGATATCGTTAACCTTATTGGTACCTGTGTAGTATCAGGAAATGTTAGACGATCTGCCACATTGGCTTTGGGTGGATCAGAAGATAAAGATTTTATGAATTTAAAGAATGCTGAGGTTTTTCCAGATCGTAACTCATTTGATCCAGAAAACCCAGGTTGGGCATGGATGTCTAACAATTCTATTTCTGCGACGGTAGGTACAAGATACGAAGACTACGTAGACCTAATCGTTGATAACGGAGAGCCAGGATTTATTTGGCTTGACGTTGCTAGAAACTATGGCAGACTTAAGGATGCACCAGATGGTAAAGATTACCGTGTAATGGGATTCAATCCTTGTGCAGAGCAGCCATTGGAATCATACGAACTATGCACCTTGGTCGAGGTACATTTAAATCGTCATGAATCTAAGGAAGACTTTCTACGCACCCTTAAGTTTGCCTACCTCTATGGCAAGACTGTAACATTGATTCCTACACACTGGCAACAGACAAATGGAATTATGCAACGTAATCGTCGTATTGGTACATCACTTACAGGCATAGCATCATTCTCAGACAAATTTGGCTTACCTGTTGTGCGTGAATGGATGGACGAAGGTTACAACACTATTCGTAAATATGATCATTCTTATTCTGAATGGCTATGCGTTCGTGAGTCCATTAGAGTCACAACTGTTAAGCCATCAGGGTCTGTATCAATTCTTTCTGGCGCAACTCCAGGAGTGCACTGGGCACCAGGCGGAGACTATTTCTTGAGAGCAATTCGTTTTGGGAATACCGACCCAATGATTCACTTGTTCAAGGCTGCTGGATATAAGATGGAGGCTGACCTTGTATCTGCGAATACAACTGTCGTTTATTTCCCAGTTCACTCTGGACATCCAAGATCTGAAAAGGATGTTACATTATTTGAGAAGATTGCGCTTGCTGCTACTGCTCAGAAATACTGGTCAGACAATGGCGTTTCCGTAACGCTTTCATTTGACAAAGAAACTGAATCAAAGCATGTAGCGCCTGCCTTACATATGTACGAAGGACAACTAAAGGCTGTTTCATTCTTGCCTATGGGAAATCACACATATCCGCAGCAGCCATACACACAAATAACTAAAGAAGAGTATGACAGTTATATTGGAGAGATCAAAAAGATTGATTGGTCTGCTATTTATGACGGAGTAGAAAATCTGGAGGCACAGGGCGAAATGTACTGTACTACAGATGCTTGCGAAATAAAAATCTCGTAGTATGATAAAATAGACTCATAATGTCTATCCAATCTAATCTCTATGCAGAAAAAGCCTTCGCAGAACATCCAATCGCCCTTTGGTCGTTAGATGATAGCGCTGATTATTTATCACTAATATCTGATGCTGATAGAAACATTTATAGTTGGGCTACAGAAGGATGCTCCGTTCAAGAGGCATTGGGTGTAATTGGAGAACCATTTACAAACTCTAGTGTAACTAAAATATCTGGAAACGTAATATCATCTGATAGTGGTTCGTTTTCATGTGTTAGTTCAAGCATCTTAGACTTCTCTGATATAAATAAAGACTTAGGAACTTTTTCTATAGGCGTATGGGTATATTCAACTAGCGCTTATATAACAGGTTATGAAATTGGTTACGAATATTACGATGTCCCATTAGGTGATTGGGTAAAAAAGACAAAAATATTTAATACGACAATAATGGAAAAGTGGATGTTTCTTTCTAATTCCTTTACTGTACCAAATATTAGCGGTGAAATGAGATTAGTATTTAAAGCAAACTTCCTTGGAGGATATTCTGATTCTGAAGAAAACACAGTCTTAGTAAATGGCTTAACACTTGGGCAATGGTCAGAAGAGTTTGCATCAACATCTTTAGGAATTACTCCAGTACAAATACCTACTGGAATATTTAATGAAACTGAGTATGGATATCCAGCAAGATCATATGGCTTAGAGGAAAACACTGGGTACTACTTGATTAAGAAAAACTCTCTTGTTGCTAAAAATGTTGGAGCACCAATGGTTTACGGTACAGCAAACTGCACAGTCATAACTCCAAACGACGGTAAACCATCTTTAATTCTTCCATCTGAAGGATTTTTAAATGATAATGGAAAGTATAGAACATATACAGTTGAAATGTGGCTAAGAATAAATTGTAATGCTACAGAGCCTAAAAAAATATTTGGAAGTTTAGTAAACGATAGTGGCTTGTATGTAGACGGTCCATTTTTAGTTTTAAAGATAGGAAACAAGTCTGCGTCACATTACATTGGAGAATGGACAAGACCAATGCTTGTTCATATTTTGTATTTAGACAACTCTTCAAAACTTTACATAAATGGAGAAGAAGTATTATCTTTATCGTATAAGACTGCTGATTTAGAGTTTAACTCTACAAAAGAATGGCTTGGTTTCTGGTCATATGAAGACGTATCTCCAATAGAGGTAGATTGTGTAGGAATATATCCATATAAAGTTTCTAATATTGTAGCAAAAAGAAGGCTTGTTTTTGGCCAGGGAGTTCAAGCACCAGATAATATAAATACCGCATATAGTGGACAGTCTCTGCTTATTGACTATGCATTTGCTGATTATTCAAATAATTATTCTTATCCAGATATCGGCAATTGGAACCAGGGAATAAATGATAATTTAAATTCTGAAAACAATATGCTTTCTACGCCAGACTACAGTCTTCCAGAATTTTTAATTAATTATCAAGGAGTAAATAGTAGTTTATATTACAACAACTGGCTATCCATAAACTCTCAATTGCCATCTGAATTAGGGGATGAGTATTTTAAGGTAAGACCTAATTCTGATTATTGTGCACAACTATATTTTAATAATTTAAATTTCTTGGCACAAGAGGTTAAGAGCATCTACGGTGTTTTTAAGAAAACTGGATCTCCAAGATATATCAATGGTGTTGAACAACCTATGACTTTGTTTAAAGTTATAGACCCTAATCAAAACTACTTCCATATATATCTTTATCAAGATGCAAAAAAGATTACATATGTTGTCAAGTTTGGAGATAATCCACCTATAGAAATTGAACATGAAAATATAGAAATAATAACTGGCGAAAAGTTTTATGCTGGATTCCATATTGAAAATTTAATTAAGTGGTATGGAGGAGAAGTAGCAGCAATACTTGGAAATATTTCACAGTGTAAACTTTACATTGGAAATGATGAAAATTTTGCTTCTTGGTTTGATGGAAATATTTATAAGGTTGGACTTTCAAATGCTAGAAATCATTCTTTGATTGCACCAGCATTCGGAGCAGACGGCCTTCCAGCAGACTACAATACAATTGAAGATTATATTCACTCCATTACTTTAGATGGAGGGTTATACAATCAGCAACTTTGGGACTACATACTTGATGGCGGAACTCCTGGATTAATGCTTTTTGATAAGATATTAGATCATACTGCGAGTTATACATTAGTTGCGTCAAGATATTTTGATGAGTATCAACTTGATATAGATACAGTTGGATATTGGGAAGATTATCAACCATTAACATATTATGCACAATTTGTTGATGATGCAGAGGGAGACAGAGTATATGACTTAGACTTCTTACAGTTTAACATAAACTATCCAGCCCCGTCTAAGTTTTTTGAAATAGAAACAGATCCAACTGAATGGAGTTATGCAGAACTTTACAATAAGTTTAATTATCCTAAAAAAAGAACATACGATTCTTTAGATAATTTTCTGTTTACTGGATATAGAGATTATGAAGATTTGCAATATAATGTAACTAGAACATATAAGTATGACACCAGTGAATCTCTTGTAAGGTCTTTTGTAAGTTTTCAATATACTAAAGCAGGAGCAACTCAAAGTAATTCTTTCTTTACGCATATTGAGCCAGCAGCAAAAGAAGGAACTGTAGAACCAGGAAACAACTGGATAAGCAGTAAATACGAAGTCATAGACAATATGATTATTTATCCTCCGTCTAATGTAGACTTTAATGAACTTTCTTTGGTTACGCACTTAGAATTTAAGGTAAAGAATATTTTAAGAAACAAAGTTAAATTAAAGAAATTAGAATATTGCTCCCAGGCATTTAACAATAACAGTAATCCTATAGGAACAAGCCCTTATGTAAAAATGTACCCATATAAAAAGTCTGGTATTTATTATAATTACAAAGGCAAAAACCCTTACAGTATTTATAAAAATACATCACCATATTTATATATGACAAGAACAAGCGGTATTCAGGTTAGAGGTAAGCAAGATCCTTTAATCAATAGAGGTTTATTAATTCCAATAAATGAAAATCAAACTACTAACTTCGATAAGATTATGGCTATGCAACTTGCAGTTAGATTTGACGAAGACTACTTCCCATATGCGCCACAACAAATATTTGAAATTGAAGCAAAAAACTCATACATTAGATTTTACATAGTTGCCAATGATCAGACTGGACAAAGAGGAAAGATCTATGGAGTCAATGCACTAACTGGAAGAATAGAAAATGGAATAGCATTTTATCTAAATGGTAAAGTTGTTAAGGATCCAGTACTAACAATTAAGCAGTGGGCTTTCTTAGGTATTTCTTTCTCTAACCTACTTGATATTTCTGGAGTGTTTGGATCTATCAAACTAAATGGGCCATTATTGTTTAATAATATATCTTATTATCAATCTACCAACCTCCAAGAAGTTCAAAAGGTTTCTAAACGACCTTGGTTCCAAGTAAAGAGATCTGGTCCGCTAACTCTAGATTGGGAATACTGGGTACCAGATTTTTTCCTATGGAATGGTGTTCTGGTGCAGTCCTCAATTAGTTATTACGGGGTAGACCCAGAAGATGTATATAAGAGTTACGTTGGAACAAATAAAATAATAACTGGCACAGACAAGGTTTTTGGTATTGGCCAATGCGAGTACAACATATACCAAAACGTTTTGTGGCAACAGTCTACGTCATCTGCAGTATGATGTGGTATACTGGTGGTTATGAAACACAAAGATCAGCCACTTTTTGACAAAAAAGGCAAGCCAAGAATGCCTGGCCAGATAGGCGAAACCAAGGTCACACTAATCGATAAGCAATATGATTGGGGTATCTATGTTTGGAAAAAGTCGAACGGCAAGTGGTTTACTGATGGAAATGGAAACATATTAAACATTCCATCAATAAAAGGTGATCTAGCACGAATTGCAGAATTAAAGCAAGCAGCAGCATATTATGGAGAGCCAGACGGGGAGCCATATTTTTTTGCGGGTATGGGAAGAGTTACTGATGAAGAGTACAGCGAACAAGTAGATAGAATGAAGGCTGGATTAATTCCTAACCTAAATGACCTTGGAGCAGTACAGGCAGCAAAAGACACTATTGCAAAGTATGGAGACGAAGAATAATGTCAGACGATCAAGAATACATTCTTAGGGCGAGCATTGATAATCTTATAGAGCCAGCAGACTCTTTTAAAACAGCAGACCCATTCAACAAGACATGGACAGAATTAAAATCATATTCTGGTTTGGATAATAACTTTAAAAGAAGAACATCACGTTTTATGGAGAAGTCAGCAAACGATCCAGGACAAGGTTATATTGATAGTGCAAGAGCAGAGCAACACGGACTTGGAGATGCAAAGTCAAAAGAAATTAACCCTGGAACGGTATACAGAAACGGCTATGGACTATTTGATGTAATCACACCACCATGGAATGTTTATGAACTTGCAAACTATTACGACACATCATTTGCTAACCATGCTGCAATTGATGCTAAAGTAGAAAACATTGTTGGTTTAGGTTATGACTTTGAAGTTGCACCAAGCACAATGCTTCGTTTAGAGTCAAACAAAGATACAGACCAAGTGTCAAGAGCAAGAAATAGAATTGAACGTGCAAAGATTGAGATGCACGAATGGCTAGAGTCATTGAATGATGATGATTCTTTTACAACAACAATGATGAAGGTTTATACAGATGTGCAAGCAATCGGAAACGGGTATCTTGAAATTGGAAGAACTACTCGTGGAGAGATTGGATATGTAGGTCATATACCAGCAACTACAATGCGTGTTCGTAGATTGCGAGATGGCTATGTTCAGATAATCGGAAACAAGGTTGTCTATTTTAGAAATTTTGGTGCAAAAAATCCGAATCCAGTTGCATCGGATCCAAGACCAAATGAAATAATACACTTTAAACAGTACTCGCCTTTAAATACTTTTTATGGTGTACCAGATATAATGTCGGCAATAAACTCGCTCCATGGAGACCAGTTAGCGTCACAATATAACATCGACTACTTTAGCAATAAGGCTGTCCCTCGTTATGTTGTGACCCTAAAGGGTGCTCGACTTTCAGCAGATGCCGAAGACAAAATGTTTAGATTCCTGCAAACAAGTTTAAAGGGTCAGTCACATAGAACTCTTTATATACCTCTTCCAGGAGATACAGATACCAACAAGGTTGAATTTAAGATGGAGCCAATTGAGAATGGTGTCCAAGAGGGTTCTTTTGAAAGGTATCGTAAGCAAAATCGTGACGATGTTTTAATTGCACACCAAGTTCCACTATCAAAAATAGGTGGTGGCGATGCAGGATCCATTGCAGCAGCCCTTGCTCAAGACCGTACATTTAAGGAGCAAGTAGCCAGACCAGCCCAAAGAGAAATTGAAAAAATAATTAACAAAATAATTAAAGAAAAGACTGATGTTTTAGTTCTTAAGTTTAAGGAACTAACTCTTACAGACGAAATTGCTCAGTCTCAGATTTTAGAAAGATATGTAAAGACTCAGGTAATGCTTCCAAACGAAGCAAGATCTGCACTAGGACTTCCTCAAAGGGAAGGAGGGGACGAGCCGTTCAATCCTAAACCAGAGCAAGCAGCAAACGACAATGCTGACAGAGCACGGGATTCAGAAAGAACAAATAACCAATCTGATGGGTCAGCCACAATTAGTGGAAGAAATCCAAAGGGTGAGGGAAGATCATCTCAGTAATTGAGATATCATAAAAAAAGGCTCTATAATATATTCTAGTATGACTATATCTAAAGCCCATTGGGACACCACTGGCGACTCAGTAAGACTTTCCCTTCCATTTGCGAAGGTTGATAAGGAGAGACGTATCGTCTCTGGTTTTGCATCGCTTGATAACATTGATAAGCAAGGTGACATTGTTACAGCAGAAGCATCAATGAAAGCATTTTCAAAATTCCGTGGCAACATTCGTGAAATGCATCAGCCACTTGCTGTTGGTAAAATGGTTAACTTTAAAGAAGATAGATATTTTGATCCAGAAACTAAAAAGTTTTATTCTGGAGTTTTTGTATCAGCATATGTTTCAAAGGGTGCACAAGATACATGGGAAAAAGTTTTGGACGGCACACTGACAGGATTCTCTATTGGTGGTCGTATGAATAAGTGGGATGACGGTTATGATGAGAAGTCAGATACCACAATTAGAATTATTAAAGATTATGATCTTGTTGAGTTATCATTAGTTGACTCTCCAGCAAATCAATTTGCAAACATTATGCAGGTTGAAAAGGTAGATGGAGTAGATGTTGTTAAAGGACAAGACGTTGCATTAGAAAATGTTTTTTATGATGAAGAGTCTGGCTTAGTTATGGTGTCAGAAGAAGAATCCGTAACAAGTCCAGTTAACGGAAATGAAATGAAGAATATAGGGTTCGTTGAAAAAACGGATAATGAAAAAATGGATATAGTCAAATTCTTAGTAGATAGTGCTAAAGGCATTGATGCTAAGATTAAGAAGGAGGATAATCCTATGGCAAAAAAGACAAAGGTTGAAGAAACCGAAGTTGCTAAGTCAGAAGAAATCGCTCCAGAGGCAGATGCCGTAGTTGAAACTCCTGTTGCAGAAGTTACTGAAAAATCTGAAGAGGTTGCAGTAGCAGAAGACACTGTTGAAAAGTCTGAAGAGACTCCAGCAGAAGAAGTTGCAAAGGCTGAGGAATCAGTTGAAGCACCAGCAGCAGAAGTTGCAGCAGAAGTATCTAAGTCAGATGAAGCAATTGTTGAAGCAGTTGCAGAAATCAAGAATACAATTACATCAGCCTTTAGCGATTTAGTTGAAACTGTAAAGTCTTTGCAGGCAGAAGTAGAAATGCTTAAGTCTACAAAGGTCGATACAGCAGCAGTAAAAAGTTCACTTGATGCAGTCGCCAAAGACATTGCTGCAACAGTTGAACATGTTGATAAGTTTGGAAAGAGAGTAGACGCAGTAGAAGCAGACACTGCTTTCCGAAAGTCTGGCGATCTAGGCGAGATCATACAGAATCAACCAGAAATGGTTGAAAAATCCCTATGGGGCGGACGTTTCCTCAAAACAGCCGACTTATTTAGTAATTAATAAGCAGAATCACTTAGGAGGTGACAATATGTCGGAAGAAATTAAGAAAAACCAGCCAGGAGAATCAGGCGAACTCGGTGGAACAACACCAGGTTTATATCAAGGACAAGGTGCATTTGCATCAGGTTCTGAAGCAGGATCAAACATCCCTGGCAATTATACTGATGGTGGCGCACTAGGAAATATTCCTAACGCTAACCTTGGTGTTACCACTGGTCCTAATGCCGTAAACCCTTCGGGTGATGCTGCAAGCGGAATCCTACGCCCTGAACAGGCACGTCGTTTTATTGACTACGTTTGGGATGCTACAGTTCTCGCTCAAGATGGTCGTCGTGTGACGATGAGAGCAAACACCATGGAATTAGAGAAGATCAACGTCGGTGAGCGTGTAATTCGTGCTGCTGCTCAAGCAGTTGGAAACTATACAAACACTGGTGCTACATTCTCAAAGGTAGAACTTACAACCAAGAAGATTCGTCTAGATTGGGAAGTATCTGCTGAAGCACTAGAAGACAATGTCGAGGGTGGTGCATTAGAAGATCATCTTGTTCGCTTGATGACAAATGCATTCGCAAATGACATTGAAGATCTTGCTATCAACGGTGATGGTGCAACAGCACCATTCCTTTCTATTATGCCTGGCTTCATCAAGAAGCACAAGGATAATGGAGACTCGCATGAAGCAGCAGTCACTGTTGCTGACAATGCTTGGACACCTGCAGTAATGCAGGACATCATTCTCGCTATGCCACGCAAGTACCGTGCACTTAAGAATAATCTTAAGTTCTATGCAGGTACAGATGCATTCGCAGGTATCGTTAAGAACAACGGTACTCTTTCAGATGCAATCGCCGAAGCACTTGGCAAGAATGGTAATACATCAGCCAACACACAGTCTTACTTAGACGGTGCTGGTCAGACATTCGGTGGAGCACGTACAACTCGTGTTCTAGGTATCGATGTCCAAGAAGTTCCTTACTACCCTGCGGATTATGTCGACTTGACATTCCCACAGAACCGTGTTTGGGGCTTCCAGCGTGATATCATCGTAAACCGTGAATATGTTGCAAAGAAGGATACAATTGAATATACTGTATTCGTTCGCTTCGGTATTCAATGGGAAGAAGAAGATGCAATCGCATGGGCAGACGCTGCAGCAGAAGCATAATCTGTAAGCAGTAACCTTTGAGAGGGGGAAGGGGTTAATTCTCCTCCCCCTCTTAACTTTTTATTATTCTGTTATAATAGTCACAAGGAGGTAAATAATGGAAGAAAACAATAATACAGAACAGCCCCAAGAATTAAATGCTTGGGAAAAATACAAGTTAGAAAACAATCAGCCATCAACTAATGTTGAAGCGGTTGCTCAAGAAAATAATGTTGAGGCATCAGTTTCTGAAGTACCAGAGTCTTCTGATGCTATTACAACAGCAGATCTTAGCGCATCTTCAAGTGATACAGTTCAGGCTGTAGGATCAATAGACAATGGCGTTATCGGTGTTACAGAAACACCACGTCCAACCAAAAAGGCTGCTGATGCTTCTCCAAAGAAGTCAAACAAGACAGTAGCAATTTACTCTACCAAGAACGTAAGTTGGGGTGGAGTTGGCAAGGTATATCGTGGGTATAACATCGTTACACCAGAGCAGTCTGAAAAGTGGTTAACACGTAGCCATGTTAGACTTGCTACACCAGAAGAAGTAGCCAAGGAGTTTGGCAACTAAATGGAGATTCTGAGAGTTCCGCCATACAATTTAAGTGTAACGCTTGATGTTGAATCAGCGTCTACGGTATATAACTATACAATTATTGATATGGCGGACTCTTCAGAGGTAGTTGGCATAGCAACTTCAGATGCTTCAAATAAAATAACAATACCACTATCTTCAAAATATGACGGTCAGTATAAAATCACGGTAGGCGGAGAAGATACATATGTAGATGTAGTAAGACCATACTCAAACCCAAATGACAATGGATCAACTGCTACAGAAGTACAAGCATATAGAAAGAACGAAGAATTAGCAAGAGCAATAATAGACTCGGTTTGTGATGTAGATTTCTATTTTAGAAAAAAGACAATTGAGACAACTGGTTTGGGATTAGATTATATTCCTATTTGGGTAAATGCAAAAAAGATTTTAAAGGTTTATGAAAACAATGTTTTAGTTTACGACGCAGATGATGTAGAAAACTCCACTTTTGTGTTTGAGATAACTTCAGATGGATCTGCAGTTACAACAAAATATCCAGATTTAATTAATCGAAACGAGTCAAACCCAATCTTCTATCCTGGATCACCTACAGATTATTTAGATTTTCTTTTTTCAGAAAGAGGTTTTCCAAGAGGTTGGGATTATAAGATCGAACTAGAGGTTGGATATCATAAGGTTCCATCAGATATAGTAAGAGCAACAGAGTTACTAATACACGACATTGATTGTGGCAAGTTAGATTATTACAAGAGATATATTGGTTCATATAACACAGACCAATTTAGAATTCAATTTGATAAGGCTGTATTTGACGGCACTGGAAATTTATTAGTCGATAAGATATTAGATAAGTATCGTAAACCGATTGAGTTCGTCGGGGTTCTATAATGGTAATATGCGAAACTCCAGACTTCGCATTTCCAATGCAAGCAGATGTTTATCATCCAATAGTTGAGCAGGGTGTCTATGGCGAAGTTAAAAAGACTTGGATATTAGATAGAACAATTGCATGTTCTTTTGCTCCAGCAGGCACAGCATTTAAAGAAGAAGTTGTTCCAAATGTAAATATTACACAGGACAAAATACTACTCGGACGTGCTAAAACTGATATTAGGATTTCAAGTTTAGAGGCTCGTAACTCAATTACTAATGTTATTATCACAAACATTCGTGATAAAAATTGCAATGAGATATACACAGAAACATCAGGCCCACGTGCAGGCAAATCTACAATATTTGAAATAGCAACGCAGGACCCATTTGCTGGTCCGTTTGGCAATGTAGAATACTATAAATTAATTATTCGCAGGTCTGAAAATCAGGCGGTAGATGTTTAATGTTAAAGATACATTTTAATAGCAGACAGTTTCAGAAAGAAATGAATAACATAATAAACTACTCCACTGGTTTCATTGATGGCATTGGTCGTGGCAAGAAGGCTATGTATGCAGCACTAGGACCACAGATATCAGAATTAGCAGGTCAGTTTATAGATGCAAATGCAAGAGTATCTCCAGAACTACTTCATCACGTATACGAGTGGCATAGAACTGGAAGTCCAGAAGCAAGATTATTTGATATTGACTTTACAGTTAGTAATCTTGGTTTAACATTTAGGTCATCATTAAAACAGTCTACATCAATTAAGAATGGATCTAATGTTCCATTTTATAACAAAGCAGAAGTTATGGAAAATGGTATTGGTGTAACAATTAAACCAACAAGGGCACAGGCATTAAGGTTTGAGATAAACGGAGAAGAAATATTTACTTCAAGAGAAGTTAAGGTTGAAAATCCTGGAGGACAAACAGAGGGACAATTTAAAAATGTTATTTCTAATTTCTTTGGAGTTTATTTTAGACAATCATTTTTAGAGTCAAGTGGTCTTGCTCAACACTTCAAGTATCCAAAGGTTTATGCAAAAAATCTAAATGCAGGAAAGCGTGGCGGTAGATCTGTAGGACTTAAGGCTGGATATCAATGGGTAGCAAGTGCGGGGGCAATTAAATGACAGAATCAACATCAGTATTAAATACACCAGTGTTATGGATTAATAAATACCTACAAGAAAAGTTGACAGGTTTATTAGATGGAGAGCCTGTTCCATTTTTCCCCACATCACCATCAACAATAGATCAGTTAACAGAAACATTTCCAGACGGAGGCGGAGCATTTTGTGTTTATGACAGAATGTTTAGAATGCGTAGGGGTCCTTTCCCACACATTAAATGCGAACAGGTACTATATTATTTTTATGCACAGGCAAGTCAGCCAACAATTAAAATGCTTAAAATACAAGAATCTGTTTTAAGGCTTCTAGATCGTGGAGATGAAAGTGCTCAAGAACTCAATGCTTGGACTAAGGGCAAGACTTTTGACGGCATGGAGTGCAAATTCTACTTCCACAACTTCAAGATATACCAGTTAGAAGAGGCACGAGATATAGTCGACTTCGGAACAGCCCGAACCTATGCGGGGAATAAGATAATTATCGACTACGACTACCATCAAATGCAAGACATAATCGACTCAGTAAACTCATAAAAAGGCTGTATAATTGTTAACGAGGAAACACGCCTTTTAATTCTAGACAAATAAAGAGGTGAAATACATGGCATATACACGTGGTACTAGCAATAATATCATCGTTGGTGCAGCAGCGCTCTTCACATACGAAGACGGTGTTCTACCAGAAGCAGGAATCCTTCCA